TGGTACAAAAAACTGAACCAACAGAGGGATATCATACTTTTCCTGCCGAAAACTGTGAACAAACTTGTTCATCAAGAACATTAGTATGGACAATATATTTTAATGACGTTGATGAGGGTGGTGAGACAGAGTTTTTGTATCAAAAACAGAAGGTTAAACCAAAAGCGGGTAGAGTAGTTATATTTCCTGGTTCATTTACACATCTGCATCGTGGTAATCCACCAATGTCTACAAAATATATTGCTACTGGTTGGTTCTCAACAGGTAACCCACTCTCAAGCAATTTGATACTGGCAGGAAATCCATGAGCACTAGGTATTATGCATCCTACTTTCCAGAAGCAGAGGAAATGAACCCATTTTTCTTTCAAGATGCAAAAGACTGGAAGATGGGTAGTGTAGAAAGATTAAAAAATGGTCATAGAGATGAATATCCATGGAGATATTATACAAAACGCAGAGATGTAAAACAAATAAATTCTTTATTAACATGGATAGAAAGTTTAATACCACAAATATCATATGATTTCTCTGTTAGATCTCTTCCAGATGCAGCAAAAGAAGCATACTTAGAAAAGGCAAGAGATTGGACAAAAGATAAAGCAGACTTTCCTTGGGGTGGAGGTGGAGAATGTGGGTTTGATCCATGTGGATTTGAAATATTTGATGCATGGCCTATGTTCTACCTAAAAGGAGAAGGTATTATAGAACATAATCACTTCCCATATCCATTAGCATTTGTGTATTACGTAAATACACCAAAAGGATGTTCTTCTGTTATACTAGATGGAGAAGAACTTGCACCCGAAGCGGGTCAATGCTTATTCTTTGAGGGACATCTATTTCATAGAGTTCCCCCTGCACCTGTAGATGACCGTTGTGTTATATCAGGTCTAATTTCATACACTAATCATCGCTATGAGTGACATTCATTTTAAAAAACACAGAGTATTTCGTGAGACAGAAGATGTTATCTTCTATGATATATCAGTTGATGAATCAAATGCAGCAGATTTAGTCGTGCATACTGGTGCTGCTATATCACCACCTGATGATGGAGTAGGAGCAAAACAATTTTATATACATGAGTTCCAAGATGATTACAACAGAGTAGTTCAAGGTGAAAGAACCTTTGAACTAGTCAATAATACATGGAAATACCCATATCATATAGTAAGGTTAGACGTACACAGTGGTGCACTTATAATTCCTGCAAAGACTTGGCACAGATCTGTGTCTGGAGAAGAGGGATCTATAGTAATTAATCAAGCAAAACGATATGATGGATTCAATGCATCAGAAGAATTTAAACCTGTGTCGTGTGCAGAAAATAGTTTACTATATAAAATACTACTACACGAAAAACCTGTAATTCATCGTCTTGGAGAGTGAAAATGACTGTAGATTTTAAACGATACGAGAAGTTTGTCGATGCTGTCACATCCGATAGTTCTAAAGATTTTGTCTATCTTGCTGATCGTCTGGTTGAACTTGACAGAAAGGGTGCCAATATTGAACGTCTTACCACTTCTGGTGTTGGCCTTGCTGCTGAGTCTGGAGAGTTCTTGGAGATCGTTAAAAAGATGGTCTTCCAAGGTAAGCCTTGGAACGACGCTAATAGAGAACATCTTATTATTGAGTTGGGTGACGTTATGTGGTACGTAGCACAGGCATGTATGGCATTAGATATTAGTTTTGAGGAAGTTCTAGAGAGAAACGTGCAGAAATTAGAGAAAAGATATCCTGGCGGTAGTTTTGATATCTATGACTCCGAGAACCGTGCAGCAGACGACCTCTAATTATCACCAAGCATTTCCTCTCATCATATATGAGAAGAAAATATCAGGATTTCTGTCTCAACTTTATACAAGTTTTGAGGACGGAAAATTTGACAATTCTACAGGTAAGATAACAGGTGAATTGAATGGAAAAGTGTTGATACATCAGGACACTAGACTGAAACCATTCTTTAAAGAGATAAAAAAGTCAGTAATAGAATATCTTGATCACTTCAAGATAGATAAAAAGACGTTTCAAATAAACTTTACAAAAACTTGGTTTACTATATGTGATCCTAAGCAAACTTTTCCAATGCACTACCATTCCTGTGCACATATATCTTATGTTTACTACATACAAACACCTGGCGATCCTATAGTATTTCATAAAAGAAACCCTAACGAACTATTTGGCGATGTCTTTAAATTCTCAACAGAAAACAGATACTGCAATACAGATGCGTATGCTATCAATCCTCAAGCAGAGCATCTCATTATGTTTCCTGGTTCTCTTGAACATTATACTACTTCTGAACCTAGAAAACATAGACGAATTAGTCTTGCGGGCGATATTATTTTGACATTAAAACATAGAACTGATACTGAATCTGGTTTACTCTCTCCACAATTCTGGAAACAATTCTAAATAGTACTATGGCATTTTCACTTATAGAAAAAACTGATCTACTAAAGAAGGTAAGACTACCCTCTGAGAAGGCAGAGTTACAATCTGCTCTAGATTCTGGTGGAGACAAAGCAAAATGGTTCTATGATGAGAAGAAATTTTCATGGCCACAGGGTCAGCAAATAGTATTGAAAGCAAGTGCAAGTGTAATAAAAGATTTAAAGTCGGCATATAGTTCAAAACCAAAAAAGTCATCAAATACTAGTGCAACTTATAATATTGGTAGACAGACAGTAAAATTTGAAGCAACTGGAAAAACTGGTGATGACGTAAGTGCTGCAACTATGACTAGAATGCAGGAACTTGGGTCTGCGTATATATTTAAAAGAGCAATAGAGGACAATCAAGAGTATAAAAAACCACAAGACATCATGGATGATAAAGATGCCATGAAAGAATTAAAAAGAATATGGAAAAGTATAGGTAAACTTGATGAGGTTGATGAACAATGGATAGAAAGTTTTTATGCACAACAGGATGCGTTGTTAAAGAAAATAGGTAGACCAAAATTTACTAAGTTTAATCGTGAAGGTGGTTTCATGGAGTATGTTACAGACGTAGTAAAGAAATTTGGCATATCAAGTAAGGACAATTGGGATCCTGCTGATGTGTGGTTGATAGAAGATGAAGATCAAGCAAGAACTTTGATAGACAAAGTATTGAATAGGGGTAAAGGTAAGACAACCATGTCACGGTTGTCTGAATTTAATGCTATAATGAGAATACTGTTCAATACTAAAAAAGTGTTTGGTATTTCTCTTAAAAAAGTAGCGAAAGGAGAGTCAGCACGTATAGAATTTCTCAATCACTCACAAAAATTTCTTAAATCATTAGATAGTATTCATATGTCATACTCATATTCTAAGTGTGGTATGGGAACAAAGAAAGATAAGGGTGGAAATACAGTTATATCGTCACAAGACACTAGATTTGTGGTTGTTAGTGAATCTGGTGCAAAATACGACTTCCAAATAAAAGCAAATGATTCTACAAAATTCTCTGGACTAAAGTATGAACCTACTGCAAGTGGTGCATCTGCTGCTAGATTAGGAAAAGCAACAATTGAATTAGTAATAGATCAAATGGAAGGATATAATTTATCATTCAACAAAAGTAAAGAAGCATATGCAAAAACTCCAGACGATTTTCTAGCACAAGAAAGTGAAATTAAAGGAATGATAAAAAATTTAAAAAATGCAGGGGTGGATCTTGGTGTAAAAGATGAGCAGGAAGCATATGACAATCTTTTGTTTTCTATGAACACTCAACCATACGTTGCAAATTCTAAATTACAGCAGATAACATGGTTAGATCAAGTATTATCTCTAAGTAAACAAGAGAGAGATGAGTTTGCAACTGATATGATATTCATAGCAAAGAAAGAAGGTAGCAGATACGGTCCTTTCGCAAAGATATTCTAATGTCCAAGAATACTCACCTAGAACATCTAGAAGATAGCATCTTGTTAGACGGAGAACAAGGTGCAACTGATGCTTTCATGTTCTTAGATGAGTTAGCAAGAGTATTTACAGGTGTGCAAAAAAATAATTTTAAAATTACTACAAAATGGGACGGTGCACCCGCTGTTTTTTGTGGTATATATCCTGGCACTAAGAAGTTCTTTGTAGGTACAAAATCAGTCTTCAATGTCAATGCAAAAATTAATTTTACAGAGGAGGATGTGGATCATAATCATGGTAGTTCACCAGGTCTTGCTGTCAAACTTAAGGATTGTTTAAAATATCTACCAGAGTTGGGGATAGAAGGTATAGCACAGGGTGATTTGTTATTT